AAAGCAGAATTTGAATCTCTCCCAGCATCTTTTAGATCTTTACTAGAATCTTTCTATTCTTCTATGGTTAAGATTAACGAAAACGGCCTTAGCTTCTATGTTGGAAACAGCAGCTTTAAGCTTGTTGAAGAAAATGATTCAGTTGCAATCTATTCGAAAGAAACTAAGATTAACTTCAAGGATATCAATCAACTTGCTAAGCAGATAGCTTTAGAGATCTCTGGTAGCTTAGGTGTTAATGAATCTAAAGCAGTTTCGGATCTTATCAACCTATATGAAAATTTTGAAAATATCGTTGAATTGGATTTCGCTAAGAGATTGGAATCAAAGGTATTTGAAGGTGTATCTGTAAACCTTATTAAATGGAACTCAAACCTTTACCTTAACAGGATCAATGAGGGAATGAACGAGAATTCTCTATTTAAGGTTAATGGATCACAAGCTACCAACATGGTTAAGGATTTGATGAAGTACGACATCTCTGAAGGATTAACAGAATTCTTGGATGGCGAGAACAGAATCAAGTCTATTATGCTTAACGATAGAAAGCAAATCATTGATAATATTTCTATTGTCGAGAATGAAATCAATAAGATTTCACATGCAATGTCTACAAACCCACTTTATGAGAATTCAAAAGAAATGCACAGAGCTAAGCATATGCTTGAGCAAGAGCTTTCTTCGTTGAGGAAAAAATGGGCGGCTGTTAACGAGGAGATCGAAAAGATCGAATCAACTGTAACGGAAGTAAACAACTTAAACGAGGACGAGAAATTTACTGTAGGTGACTATGTAAAGGTAAAAGAATCTGGTAATACTGGTAAGGTAATTTCAGTCGATAGTACTTCTGGCTCTTATACAGTTCTTATGGATAACGGAAGAACCGGAGATTTCAGAATGGACGAGATCGTTGATATCGAAGAGGCACTAAAATCTGCTGGTGAAGAAAACCAAGAAGCAGACGAGACTCAGGAAGAAATTAAGGAGCAAGAAATGGCAGTAGCTCCTGAAAAACAAACTGAATCCGCAAAAGATAAAACCCCTGCTGCTACTCTTAAGGCTAATACTTCTGCAGCTCCTTCTGCTAAGGATCAGGACGATGCTGGTAAAAAGGACATCGAAAAGGAAGATCATGCTAATTTAGAAGAAGCACCAGAGGGTAGCGAGAAGGAAACCAAGTATGACATTAAGTTAAAAGATTCTTTGGTTGACAAAGTGGGATACAACGTGAATGAAAATTCTGAAGACGTTGAGTCTACCGAGCCCGAAATGGCTGAAGCTCCTACTGATGGTAATACAGAACTCTCTGAAAGAGACGTTGAAAATACCGACCAAAACTTAGCGGAAGCCCCGGGCGGAAGAGATCATGCAGATTATGATGTAAAAGCTGCTCACGCAGAGGAAAAGAATCCGGATATGGTTAAAACTGATCCTGAAATGGCTTCAGCTCCTGGGGATGGTACAGATAAAGAAATGCATCACGAGGTTGGCAAAGAAATGGGATATAATCTTGATGAAGCAAATGATGTTGAAAAGACAGACCAACAGTTTGCAGTAGCACCAGGTGGTGAGCACAAAGCAGAATATGATGTTGAAGTTGCTAAAGCTGAAAAGGCAGTAGCAGACGTTATGAAGACAAACCAAGAATTAGCTGAAGCTCCTGCAGCAGGAACTGAAGCTGAAACTGATGTTGAGGTAAACCCAGAAATGGGATATAACATTGACGAAAGCGAAGAGTCAAAAAAAAACTAAGAAAAATACTTAGTAAAGTTTGGGCTTTTGCTCCAACGGGAAAGGATCAATCTGAAACACCAGAACCTTTCGTCGATGAAATAAAAGATAAAATGAGCGTCGCCCCAGATGGAAAAGAACCAGCTGGAGACACGCTCATTTCTTCTGAAGATGGATCTGAAGAGGATAAGGCCTAGGCCGAAACTAACCTCGAGGTTTAATCTAAAAATAATATAAGTATTAATAAGGTTATGGCAAAGGCTTATGTAAAAAATAAAGACCTGTTGGCTGCTATTCTAGAGTCAAAGGAAAAAGGTGAGCTAACACCAGAGACCATCGAGATGTTTGGTTTAATGGTTCAAGGCATTTCAAAAAAGATGGCTTACCGTGACCCAGACGATAAAGCTGATTGTATGGCTTTTGCTATGGAAGACCTTTGTAAATATTGGAACAGGTTCAATCCAGAAAAGTCGAATAATCCATTTGCATATTATACACAAATTGCAAAAAATGGGTTTGCAAAGGGGTGGAAGAAAATACATCCACCAAAGGCACCAAAAACGATTCCATTCTCTTACATAACAGGCGATGACAATACATATAATGTATAATCATGCCCGATATAAAGAAAATAAAACCCAATGGGGACTATAAGTCTGGCTTATACGTTCCACAAAACCCGGACAAGTACATTGGTGACGTCCATAACATAATCTGCAGATCTTCTTGGGAATTCAGGTTTTGTCGTTATTGCGATACTAACGACAAAATACTTAAATGGAGTTCTGAACCAATCTCTATTCCTTATTACAATCCTTTGGATAAAAAAGAACACCAATATAACGTGGACTTTTATATGCAAGTTCTTAAAGATGATGACCAAACCCAGGATTGGATAATAGAGGTCAAACCAGAAAAACATTTTAAGAAGCCTATTCTGGAGGGCAATTCAACACTTAAGAAGCTTAAGTCTTATAACCATAAAATGCAGATCTGGATTACTAATCAAGCCAAATTTAAAGCAGCCCAGAGATGGGCAGATGCTAGGGGATATAAATTTGGTGTGGTTGATGAGAACTTTTTATTTAGGAGCAAGTGAAGCCTTTCGAAGAACAAATTAAGGAACTAAGAAGGGGATCTCAGTCGATTTCTAATATCTCTAAGGAATCTAATGATTTATTTAAGAGAAAATACGGTCCAGATGGATCTGGTGGAAGATTAGAATTCAATGGTGATTTCATACCGGGTAAATTCTATACCTGTGAATATAAAACGAAAACGAAGGTCTCTGAGAAAACCCCTTTTATCGATAGGGAGCCAGTTTTTATTTTTCTCAAAAAGGAAAAATTTCAAAGTGGATCTATAGCGGTTTCTGTCGATCTTGGTGTAATCCCTCCCGATTATAGGGGAAATATCATGATGAAATTGTGGGATCAGTATTACAACATATTTAAGGATAATGAGTCTTTACCTTATACTTCTCAAATTCCCATACAAGGAATTAGCAGATCTTTTGACCTTTTGTTGAATGGTACTGGATGGAAAACTTCCCTCACCGGATTCAAATTGGATTTTATGGATAACATTAAGGTTATAGATTATTCTGACCTTGTGAGAATTCCATATCTTTCGGATTTTATGATAGAGGGACAATCAATAAATTGGATATATAATGATTATAGATCGAAATTAAACCTTTAAGGTTAAGTACAAAACATAGATCTTATTTTATAAATGGCCGGATTTAACGAAACACCAGAGGGCAACCCAATATTCCAAAGGATTAGAGAATCTGTAAAATCTCTAAGTAATTTTGGTATGAGATATGGTGACATGGTCATTAAAAACTCACAAGCAATTGGATCGATAGAGGCTGAATTTATGAAAAAGCAATCTATCGATGACGAGAGTTTGCTTTATTCATTAGGTAGACAAGATACTACTACAAGGCAGTTTATTAGCTACTATGATAAAGATTATGCGGGGAAGAGAGACTATCTTAGAAAGTTTGCTCTTAATCCTGAGATAGAGTATATCCTTGATACCGTTTGTGACGAGGCTATTACTTTTGATTCCTATAATTTCTTTGCGTATCCTGCATTCTTGAACCTTACCGGAGTTAAAGATAAGGTAAAGGAAAGACTTGATGAGAACTACAAGAAGCTTTACGATATGTTTGGCTTTGGGGATGACATTAGTGCCTGGCAGTATTTTAGGCAGCTGATGGTTGATGGATTTCTTTCTTTTGAAATTGTTTATGATGATAAAGGAAAGAATATAATCGGGTTCAAAGAGCTCGATGCAACTACACTAATGCCATCCGTAGAAAAACAACCTGATGGCACTTATTTGAACGTGTGGTATCAATACCCCAAGGATATTAATAAGAGGAGGATGCTATACGATTCCCAGGTGATCTACATATCATTTGCTAAGGGAAACACAGTTTCTAGAGTAAGTTACGTCGAGAGACTGATAAGACCTTATAACGTTCTTAGAATTATTGAATACACTAGGGTTATTTGGTCTGTTATGAATGCTTCCTTCCGGATGAAAATGACAGTACCGATCGGATCTAGATCTCCTCAAAAATCTATGCAAACCTTGGGAGAGTTAATGAGTATCTATAAAGAAGATATTAGGTTCAATGACGAAAGTGGGGAACTAACTATCGACGGGAGACCAAAAATCCAGTTCTATAAGAATTATCTTATGCCATCTGGTGTAAATGGAACACCGACGATAGAACCCCTAAACAATGCAGGACCTAACCTTAACGATCCACAGCCGCTAGCATATTTTTATGATAAGCTTGTTCAAGAATCTAAGGTTCCTTTTTCAAGATTTCAAGGACCCGATGGAGGATCTATTGGAAACTATTCAAATGGAGCAGAAGGACTTGATAAGGAAGAAATAAGATTTGGTAAGTTTATTAGTAGGCTTAGATCCATATTCCAGGACTTGCTGGTTAAGCCCCTTTGGATTCAGATGTGTAAGGATTTCCCCGAATTAGAGAAGGATTACTTATTTAAAAGCCAACTTGGTCTAGAATACGTTTCTGATAATCCCTTTAGGATTAACCAGGAGATAGAGACTATGCTTAAAAAGAAAGAGCAGATTGATGGTATGTATACTCTGACCGATGATAGCGGTGAGCCATTCTTTTCTTTGGCTTATCTAATAGAATCTCATCTTGGAATGACTGAAGATGATATCAAGGCGAACAAGGAAGCCATTGAGAAGAGAAAAGAGGAAGAAAAAAAGAAATCCGAGGAAGAGGCTAAATCTACAGGAGAGGAAGGAGAAGGTGCTCCTCCAGAAGAAACCCCGGAGGAATCACCGGCAGAGGGTCCGGAAGAAACCCCACAAGAATAATAATATAGGATGGCAGGTTTTTTAGATTATGTAGCAGAAAGATCCTTCTTGGGCAACCTTTATAAGAATTTGTCTAAGGTTGGAAGGTTTGGTATGGAGTATGAGGATATGGTAATTCGTAATTCTCAAGCTGTTGGTGCTACCGAATCTAATTTTTTCAACGAGCAAGGAACAGGATTTACCGAGAATAATGCCTTTTATTGGACCCTTGGATATCAAGATACTAAGGTCAGGAAATATATTGCTTATTTTGATAAGGATTACCTTGGTAAAAGAGACTTCCTTAGAAAATTTTCTCTAAATGGCGAGATCGATTTTATTTTAGATACACTTACTGACGATGCTATTAATTATGATGACAAAAATTTCTTTAGTTATCCTTCTTTAGCAAATATTGACCTAAAGCCAAATGTTCTTGATAAGGTAAATGAGACTTATCAGAATCTTTACATGTTGTTTGGTTTCCAGCAAAGTATCTTAGCCTGGCAATATTTTAAGCAATTCTTGATAGATGGTTTTTTGGCTTTTGAAATTGTCTATTCCACAGACGGTAAGAAAATAGTGGGTTTCAAAGAATTGGACCCAACCTCACTTCAGCCTGCTACCGAACAGCAACCAAATGGTGAATTCCAGCAGATATGGATACAATATCCAGAGGATAACAAGATGACCAGGAAGCTCAAGAGTGAGCAGATCATTTATCTTTCGTATGCGAAAGGAAACACAATTTCTAGGGTAAGTTATGTAGAGAGGCTTATAAGGTCCTATAACATTCTAAGAATCATGGAAAACACCAGGGTTATTTGGAATGTGATGAATGCCTCTTATAGACTTAAGTTTGTAATCCCGGTTGGTTCACAATCCCAACAAAAAGCAATGCAGACACTGGGTCAATTGATGTCTATTTATAAGGAAGAGATTGAACTCAACGATTTCTCTGGTGAGCTAACAGTAAACGGTAGACCTAAGGTACAATTCTACAAGAATTATCTTTTTCCCGAGAAAGATGGACAATCTCCACAGATCGAAACGTTGGATCCAAATGGACCAGACTTCAATGTCATGGATAATGTCATCTATTTCTATAACAAACTTAAGCAGGATTCAAAAATACCTTATGCAAGGTTTGCTTTCAGGAACGGTACCCCTGCTAATTACCAGATAAGTATAGACCAGCTAGAAAGGGATGAAATTAGGTTTGAAAAATTCCTTACTAGGTTGAGATCAATATTTCAAGAAATATTGGTCAAGCCACTTTATATACAGATGTGCTTGGACTTTCCTGAATTAGCTAAAGATAGATCGTTCAAGAGTAATCTGGGTCTTACCTATGTTAGAGAAAACCTTTTCGAGGAATTCATCCAGTTACAAAACTACACTAAACGTACACAGTTTATAAACGATCTGGGCGAGATGAAGCAAAAGATTGGTGAAGAAGAGGTGTCTTATTTTGACAAGGAATTCTTGATTAAAAGATACCTTGGCTTGACTATGGATGAGTATAAAAAGAACGAGAAATACAAGGAAGCTGAAGCTAAGCTTGCTGAAGAAAAAGCTAAGGAAGCTGGATCCGAAGGAGGAGAAGAAGGCGGAGGCGAGTCATTCACCCTATAAATTTCATCTAAATGGATCTAAAGGATCTTCTATCTTCAAAGAAAATTCTGGTAGTTGGAGACGTTATATTGGACCATTATATCTATGGTAAGGTATATCGAGTTTCACCTGAAGCCCCAGTACCTGTGGTTTTAAAATCACATTCAACATATTGCTTGGGAGGTTCGGCAAACGTTGCTCAAAACATTTCTTCTTTTGGCTCTGAATGTTGGCTGCTTGGTATCTATGGAGACGACGGGGGATCCTTAGAAATTGATACATTGCTTAATCAAAGGAACATAAATTCTTTAATGGTAAAGGATTGGTCTAGGTCAACTATAGAAAAAACTAGGGTAATTGGTAATAATCACCAGATTGTAAGGATAGATTTGGAAAGAACCGATCCGCTAATACCAGATATTGAGAAGGAGGTTTTGAAATCGTTTGATTCTATCATATCCCAAATGGATGGTGTTATTATACAAGACTACGGAAAGGGAATGCTAAGTACAGAACTTATTGATAAGATAACCAAAAAGTGTCTAGACCTTGGAATACCTACACTTACTGATCCGAAGGATAAGAATTTCTCTAAATATGCTGGGTCTACCTGGATAAAACCAAATCTTAGCGAGTTTAAGTCAGCATTAAATATTCCACAGCCAGAATCGCTTGATTTAAAAAGAACCATAAAATTAATGGATAGCCTAAGGGATGATTTTGGTTTTGACGGTGTCTTGCTTACTCTTTCGGAGGATGGGATGCTGCTAAAGACCGCTTCCGATTTTGAGCAAGTTGATGGGGTTCAAATAGAGGTGACTGATGTTTCTGGAGCTGGAGACACGGTTAGTGCTGTTTTCATGCTTCTCTTAACAAACAACGTTTCTGACCTTGACTGTTTAAGGATATCAAATCTTGCTGGTTCTTTGGTCTGTCAGGTATCTGGTGCAGTCCCGGTAGATGCTAATCTCCTGTATATGAATTTACTTAAAAATTCTTGGGTTATTACAAACAAATCAGGAGAGCCCATTCTAGTGTAGATCATTTTTTTAGTACGCCTTGGTTTCTTAGATTTGTACCATAATATAATTTTATGAAGAAGGAACTAGAGATATTTATGGAAATAGAGAGCCTTTCTGGTAATGGTTCTCAAAAGATAAAGCAAACCCTTATCTCCGAAAATCTGTCGGATGAGATGAAATATCTTTTGGATGTTTGTTTTAATCCTTTTATTACAACAAAGCTCCATAAGCTAAACCTTAATACTCATACCCCTGGGAGGAAATACCAAAGGGACCCAGAGGAATTTTGGAACACCTTTAAAACTTTAGTTGAGGAACTCAAAGTTGCTCCTGCTGCAAACGATTCGCTTAGACAAAGAGCTGAGGATCTTCTTGAACACACCTTTGATCCCGATGGGGATGTTGATCTGGGGATAAGAAAGATGCTCATGAAGGTCCTGACCAAAAGAATGAACATTGGGCTAGGTGCAAAGTTGATCAATAAAGCGGTTGGGTCTGAAATTATCCCGGATCCATCTCTAATGCTTGCAACAGACAAGCAAGAAGAAATTGAAAAGTGGGATAAAATCTATTGTGAGGAGAAGTACGACGGTGTTCGTGTCATTGCGATGATGAATCCTGACAGGTCATTCTCTTTTTATACCCGTGCATTCAATGAGCTGGACTCTTCGAAGTTAAGTAAGATTGCAAAGGATCTTTCCTTAATATCTGATAAGGCTGGTCATGCTAATGTATTTTATGATGGTGAGCTAACAGATTTTGATAGGAAGTCAGTTTCTGGAAAGGTTACACAGATTTTAAAAGGAACAGCCCCCGATAATATAGATGATAATTTCCTTTTCAACGTGTTTGACTTGGAGGACAATACAACGCTTGAAAGAGGTAAGGGCTCTGTACTGTATACTGAGAGAAGAAGGACTCTTGCAGAGACGCTGGACTTTCTACCTGAGAATTCCAACATTAGGCTGGGTCAAATGTGGGAGGTTGATTCAATGGAGGACACTTTGGTCATCTATAAGGATATCGTTTCTAAAGGCGGTGAAGGGGTTATTTGCAAGAATGACCATCTATATGAGTGTAAAAGAAGCAAAAGTTGGATTAAGCTTAAGGAGGTAAATGATTGCGACCTAGAGGTAGTTGGGTGGTATCCAGGAGAGGGTAAGAGAGAGGGCTTTATAGGTGGACTTATCTGTACAGACCAATCAAAAACCCTTAATGTGAAAATTGGTGCAGGTTTTACAGACCTTGATCTCGAGACATTGAGTCAAAATCCGGATGATCTGATTGGTAAAATTGCTGCTGTACAATACAATGTCCCGATTACAGATAAGCACCAAAACCGGAGCTTATTTCTTCCAAGATTTATCGAAATTAGAACTGATAAGATGTTTCCTGACGATCTCTCTAACTTGTTCTAAATGGGAAACTTAAGGCTCTTTTTTCTATACAAGAATAAAGAGCTTTTTTATGATAGATCAACTCCTAACAGAGAAGTTAAGACCCAAGCAAATCAAACATATGATCCTACCAGACAGGATCAGAAAACTGTTCGACGAGAAAGGACTGAACCATAATGTTTTATTAGCAGGATCCCCTGGATGTGGAAAGACTACGTTAGCAAAGATTCTTTCTAATGATCTCCCACACATCTTTATAAATGTTTCCGACGAGAGCTCAGTTGATACCATTAGGACTAAAATAAACGAGTTCTGTTCCACCATGAGTATCATGGATGGAAAATCGTCTAAGAAAATTGTCGTACTTGATGAGTTTGATGGTGCTTCTGATCAGTTCTATAAAGCATTAAGAGGAACTATTGAGAAGTTTGCATCAAATACTAGGTTTATCGCTACCTGTAACTGGTTAAATAAGGTTCCGGAAGCAATCCAAAGTCGCTTTGAGGTAATTAACTTCGATCCCATAAATCAAGCTGAGGAAGAGTTTCTACGAAAAGAATGGAGAGGAAGAATCAAGCTCATACTTGGTAAGCTAAACATCTCGATCGATGAAGCTTCTCTCGACGAGTTTGATAAGGAGTATTTCCCAGATCTTAGATCTTCTCTTAATAGAATCCAATCTTGGGTAATTGAGGGCGTTCAGACTATAGATATCTCTAGAGTAAGAGATTCTGGATGGTCTTACGACGATCTGTACAATATGATTTTCTCTTCCAAGGATCCGGTTGGTAATTACCAGGTAATCGTGGGACAGTATTCAACTAAGGTAGATGATGTTATGGCTGCACTGGGTGAGGAATTTATCCAATGGATCATGAAGAATAAGTCTTCGCATGCTAAAATTATTCCTGCTGTTGTGGTTGAGGTTGCACACCACCAGGCACAGAGACAACTAGTTATTGACCCTGTAGTGAGCTTGCTGTCTTTGATTTTCAAAATTCAAAAGCTAGTAGATTAATGGATTTATTACCAGAAGAAATAAGAAAAAACACTTACCTTTATAAATTCTATAAAAGGGGAGAGAGGGCAATGATGTATGAACAAACTGAACCGGATACTGGAAGAACGGTAGGTTATGAAATATTCAAGAGGAAAATAGATAAGCCAAAGGTTGTTTTTGGAATTCAACTGAACGAAAGGGAGATATTTCCAGGTAATGAGGATTTTGGAAAGTGGGCATGGTCCATAACTGACGAGGGAAGAGCTTTGGAAAAATTTGAACTAATCGAGAACCCGGTGGATGAATAAACAGGGTTTAATTTTCTTTTTAATAATAGCACTAGCTCAATCGGGTGCTTGGTTTCAGCAGTTTTCTCAGGTTAGATGGGAATGGTTTAAAAATAATACCTGGTTTAATATAGGAATATTGGGAATAGTTTTATCTATTCTATTTGTTTACGGTGCTAGAATTGGTTATACAGCATGGGAAAGCGTTTGGAAAGTCCGCTTGATCCAATTTTCGATTGGTGCTTTTGTTGTTTCCTTTTGGAGCTGGATTATACTTGGTGAAGGGGTTAATCTAAAAACTTTTGTTTGTCTTCTTTTAGCATTGATGATTATACTTATACAGGTTTTCTGGAAATAGAATCGTATGAAAAGACTTATCATAGTAGGTAAAGGTGGATCTGGAAAAGATTATTTGAGGAAAAAACTCGAGGAGCGAGGATTTAAATACTGTGTCTCCCATACAAGTAGACCTCCAAGGGAGGGTGAAGTAAATGGCAAGGACTATCACTTCATATCTCTAGATACCGCAATCCACGAGTTCATTGAAAAGGGAAGATTTTACGAGCATGTTGTTTTCAATGGATGGGTTTATGGAACTTCTCTGGATGAATTTAATTCTAGTAATCTTTTTATCATGACTCCTTCTGGCTTGGCATCAATGAGGCCTCAGGATAGAGAGGAGTCTTTCGTAGTCTATTTGGATATACCAGAGGATGTCAGAAGGGATCGGCTATCTAAAAGAAATGATGCTGATAAATTGGAAAGAAGATTGCAAGCTGATTATGAGGATTTTAAGTGGTTTTTTGATTATGACGCAAGGATTACAGATCCCTTATTTAACGAGACTGGTGAGTGGGGGAATTTAAAATTTTATCAAAATGATTAATGTACTTATAGACGGAAACTACATATTCCATAAGACCTTTGGGGTATTTGGTGGATATGGTAATAAAAATCCCGGGGATGTTTTGGGAACTACTAATGAACAATCCATGTTTATTAGAAAGATCTCTACTGATCTCACCTCATCCTTAAGATCTATTCCAGTTGGGGGCAAGCTCGTTTTCACAGTTGATAGCCGGAGTTGGAGAAAAGATGTAGAAATAGAAGGGGGTGGATATAAATCTAACAGGGTAAAGGACGAGGAAGTAGATTGGAGTGTATTTTTTAACCTTTTAACTTCGTATGGAGAACATCTTGAAAATATGGGATTCATATTCTCTAAGGTCAATGGTGCTGAAGGAGATGATCTACTTTATTTTTGGGCAGACTATCTCAATACCAAAGGTGAGGATTGTATAATTATTTCGGGCGATAAAGATCTACACCAGCTGGCAAGATGGAAGGGTGATAATTGGACCATTGTATGGAATGCTAATTCCAAAAATAATATCCTATCTGTTCCTGAGGGATGGGAATCCGAGTGGCTTAACAAGGAATCTGAAGCAAGTATTTTTGATATGGGTAGTGTTATGGACCCCGACAGGGATAAGCTTAAAGAATTTATAAAAAAGGTAGAGGTAAACGAGATAAATCCCAGGGATTTTATTTTTATAAAAATGCTGGTTGGAGATAAGGGAGATGCTGTACCTGGCATCTGGGAAGTACAATCCGGATCTAGAACTCAAAGGGTTACTCCAAAGAAGGCGGAGGCCGTTATGGAATCTCTGCAATCCACAAAGTGGTCTAAACTTCCATTTTCTGAGCTAATAGAGGATACTGAATTTTTAGAATGGACTGCAGGATATTGCATTAGATTACTTAAGGATGTCGACAGTAAAGAAAATAGAGAAAAGGCAGCTGAAAATCTTAAAAGAAATTACAAGTTGATGTGGCTGGATAAAACTGTGATTCCTTCTGAGGTTATACAGGAAACCGTGGCTGAATTGAAAAGAGGAATATCTCTGCCGAAAAAAACTATTACTCTTGATAGGGTAAAAATATTAGAAGGGACCAATTGGATATCGTCTCAAAATGCACCGAGCCAGTTTGATCCATTTAAAAACTTTGGGTGATGGAATTATTTGACGTAGTAAAGACTGTATTTAAGAAAGATAAGGACTGGGATAAGGTTTCTAGAAATGACAAGGTAAGAAACTTTTTCATGATCAACCGGATTATGTCTATCCAGTTTCCTATACAAGCGGATCAATTCAATCATACTAAAATTTCCCCCAGGCCGGTTGTTGATTGGTGGCATGATACCCTTAGCAAGCACTACACTAAAATACCAGGTTGGATATTTACCAAAACCAAGAAGAGCAAAAATAATGTTTCGGCTAAATCGGAGTTCGACATAGATAAGAATGTTGAAGTTTTCATAGCTAATAAGTACGAGATCTCTATGAGAGATCTTGAGGATTTAAAAAGATTCTATCCTGAAAAATACTCACTTTGGATGAAATCCATAGAGGAACAGATCTCAATGACGAAAAAGTAATTGGTGGATATATAGGTTGTTCCCTAATTAAATTTTTATGAGAAAGGATTTCAGAAAATTGATAGAAAAAGTAATAAGCAGTCTTGATTGGGATACCATTTTTGAAATACACAAAGTTTTTAAATTCGGAGTTGGAGAAGGAAGTGAGGTAATTCCTGGGTTAAAAAGAAAAATTTTCAACGAGGATCTCACAAAGAATGATGTAAAAAACGAACTCAAAGCCATTCTAAGATTCGTAATAAACAACGATATTTCTAAATTTGGTTACGGTCCCTGGATGATCACCTGGTTTAATCAAGATTGGGATATTATTTTCAATAGAGAGGGTGAAGAGGATTTCATGGAAGATGAGTTGGATGATATACAATTCGACTCAAGGCTAGAAGTCATTTATGCACCTCAAAGAATTTGTCTAACTGTTAATGCTGCCCCGGATGTAAAGGAAGAAATGTCTTCGGAGGAAAGCGTACTTAACAGAATGCTTAAAAAAGCACTTAAATCTGAAAATTACGAGCTTGCTGGTAAAATCCAAGAAATCCTGGATGAAAAGAAATCCAAGGAGAGTTCGGATAAATAGAAGAAATAATATTTCCCTTGAGATACATTAAAACCATAAATGAGTTTTTTGACGTTGGTGTTTTTGGTGACACCTATGGATATGGAGGGGCTAATGGTATATTCAAGGTTCAATATAAACCATACAAGGACCTTTCGGTTTCTGTTGGTCCAGATCCTAATGTTAAGAGAAATGTAAAAGGGTCGCAATTTCAGGTTGGTGACATTGTTATTGGTCAACCCGTTGATTCCGAAAAGAAAGTAGCAGGCATGATTGTAAGAGCAGAAAGAGCTCCTGACAACAAGTCTTATAAATACTTTGTTCAAGTACATTCTAAGGGAAAGGACAAAGAAGAGGTCTTAGAGCTTATTCCAGATACCGTGGAATTTGTAGATAATGGCGATAAAGGACACAAGCAAATTATCTCTCACTTCAAGCTTGATACAATGCCTTCTGGTGTGTACAATTCGCCAACCGTGTATAATAACACTAAATTGGGCATTGAGGCCATAGGAAGTTAGAAACTTTCATTCTTTTTCTTGCTAAGATGATTTGATGATTTTAAGCAGGAACTTAAACCGTATTGGTTATGTAAATAGAGAAATTCCACAGAACGTGGAAGATATTTCAGCGTTCCTTTCCATAATCTTGAGAAACTTAATTCTTGATAAGGAGAGAGGAATTCCTGTTACCTGTTTTGAAATACCGCAAGGATTTCCCTCTTTTGATTTTTCAAATATAGAGGAGGGATCAGAAGACTCTTCAACGATATGGGAAATTTTCCAACTTTTAAAAAGCACTAATCAAAGGGTATTCTTCTTTCTGCCTAACTATTATTTTCTTGGGAGTCAAATAGCGGAGGTTGTTGAAAATTCCAAACATTTGATTGGATTCCTTTCGATTTTTTTAGATCAGATTGGCGTTAAAGATCGTTCTATTATAATTCGGGTTGGGAGTGCTTATGGAGCAAGAAAGGTTACAATGGATAGATTTTGTTCCCAGATTGATAGCTTGGGAACCTCAATCACCTCCAAAATGGCTGTTTGTAATGACGAAAAGCCAAGTCTTTTTTCTGTGACTGATCTTTTAAGTGGGGTTTTTTATCAATCTGGGTTACCTATTGTATTTAGATTTCTCCCTCACCAATTTAACAACGGCGGACTTTCTGTTAGGGAAGCATATTTTTTAGCAGTTTCTACTTGGGAAAAAGATCAGGTACCTATTTTTTTCCATTCGGAGTCTGAAAAGATTGATGAAAATGGATATTCACTCTCTCCAAATCCTAGTACCATATTGAAACATAGAATACCGACCTTTGGTCTTGAGGTCGATGTTATTTTGGATTCCCAGGATGGACTTTCAACATATGCTAACTACCAAGGAAATTATCTATCACTTAAACCAATGGTGATTAATAAAGTTGGTAAGAAATAATTTTTTTTAGCGTTTGTTTTCTTTAGTTTTGTGTAAAACAAGAATATGCCAGAGTTAGCAGAACTAAAACTTACTTCTGATTTTGTTAATGGGGTTGTGAAGGATAAAGTGTTTACCCACATATCTAAAAACCCAGAACATAAATGGATGGATGTTGATTTTGAAAGTCCGTTTACTATAGAATCCTTCAGTAGGGGTAAAGAAATTAAATTGGTTCTTGAATCAACAGAAACTGATAAGACTGACAATCTTATGATGACTATGGGTATGGGAGGGCATTTTCAATGGGCTTCTCGAGGGGAGTCTATAAAACATACCCATCTTTTCTTCCATTGTAATGATGGTGGACATTTAGCTTTTGTTGATGTGAGGAGATTTGGTAAATGGAAATGGGGAGATTGGAACAAAGATAGGGGTCCGGATCCAACCACCGAATATTTCCTCTTCTGCAATAACATTTTGCAAAATCTCCACAAGACGGCTTTTGATAAACCAATCTATGAGGTTCTAATGAACCAGAGATACTTTAATGGTATTGGGAATTATCTGAGAGCCGAGATCTTAATCCGGATTCCTGATGAAAATCCCTTTCAATCTGCTAGAGAATTTATCAACAAAAGAAAATGGGAACTTTTTGAGTTGTGTAAGGATATACCAATTCTTGTTTATGAAATAGGTGGAGGTACACTAAAAGATTGGAAAAACCCCTTTGGAGAGGTATCATCGGTGCGGGATTTTATGAAGTGTTACGGTAATCCAGCAATGGAAAAATTAGAAGATCGTGGTGGAAGGATGTTCTGGTACGACCCAAAATGGAAAAATTAAAAATATGGTAGATAAAAGAATTTTAGAAAATTGTCTCTTCCTTGACGTCGAAACGGCTACAGGATACAAATCGTTTGAAGAACTGGAGACTGAAAACCCAAGATTAGCAGATCTTTGGACAAAAAGAGCAAAGTATTACAGAACTGTATACGAGGACATGAATGGTCTTTCAGATGCTGAGATCTATAAGGAAAAAGCTACACTCGAACCTGAATTTTCGAGAGTTGTCTGTGTCTCCTTTGGTGTACTCCAAGAAAGTGGACAAGTGAGAATGACCTCTTTTTATGGAGAAGATGAGCAAGAAATTCTAACCAAGTGCGCTAAGGTCTTTAATAATGCTCACGTAAAGGGTATGAAGCTTGCTGGCCATAATATTAAGGGATTTGATATTCCATGCTTGGGTAAAAGCATGATCTACAAATTGAGCTCCCCAGAATTACCTCCAAATTTGGTTATCTGGGATAAGAAACCTTGGGAAATACCGTACCTAGATACATCCGAGGTTTTTTCCTTTGGTAGCTGGTCTCACCAAAAATATCTTTCTCTTGACCTATTAGCATGCTCGCTTGGTATCCAGTCTCCTAAGGATGATATGGATGGCTCGAAAGTAAGTGACCACTTTTGGTCAACTGGAGATTGCGAGAAAATTAAAGAGTATTGTGAGAGAGACGTACAAACGGTAATTGATGTACTTCTGAAGGTAGCAAAATAATATACACCTTATTATAAATCCTTCTGGGATTGTTTGGATATATAGTATTCAAATAATCCCTTTTTTGTGAGCTCAGTTAAAGGCTTTAGCAATTTTATTCTAAACGAAGACAAGGTAGGTTCTTTTTATAATGACGAACTTAATCCTAAGTTTTGGGATAAGTATAGGACTAAAGATGGAAAGGAAGAGTGGGTTTTTGACAGGATAGTAAGAAAAAAACTCTTAAAGATTGCTGAGGACTTTTACGAAAAATATGAGGACCTTCTTGGGGATCTTCCGATTTCAGATATTCAACTTACTGGATCCTTAGCTAACTATAATTACTCAGACAAGTCAGATCTTGATGTCCATGTCTTGGTAGACTTTAACAAAATCAAATCTAAGAAGGAGATAGTTAAAGCTGCTGTTGATGGAATAAGATTTGTGTGGAACCTTAGGCACGATGTTATAATTAGAGGTCATGACGTAGAAGTTTATCTACAAGATATTCATGAACCTCATACAGCTTCTGGTTTATATTCTCTTATGAATGATAAATGGATTCGCAAGCCAAAGTTCGATCCACCGGAAGTTGATGAGCACGATGTAAGAAAAAAGTTCGATGGATTTGCTTCTGAGATCAACCAGATGGAATCCAAACTTGTAACCTCATCTTCTTTACCTGACAATGCAAAAGAGATGTACAAGCGTCTTTTGAGGGTCAAGGAGAAGATCCAAAAAATGAGAAAAGACGATCTTTCCAAGAATGGTGAGTTCTCTGTGGGTAACCTAGCCTTTAAAATGCTCAGGAATGAGGGATATATAGGTAAAATAATAGATCTGATCTCCAAAGCTTACTCAAGGATCTATTCAGAATAATAAAAAAGAAAGACAATGTTATTAGTATTCAGAAAGGGCTTGGAATATGACGGGAGCATGAACGGCGAACCGGCAGACAAAGAAGCCAACCTATTTCCATTAATGTCTTTACCCCTGGATATGGAAGGGACCGAGACTGATCTAAATGATTTCCAATGGTGGGCTTATTCCGATAAATGGAACGAGTGGTTGGAAAAAAACCCTAGAGATTGGCAAGCAGAGTCTAAGACTTCTGATTTTGATAAGGCTGAGGCTGTCCTTGAAAGTATGGTTACTGCAAAAGATCCACTTACCGGATACGTTTCTCAACAGATCAAAAATCTTTGGAATAACGGCAAGGTATCTTCATTTGGTGATTATATAAAAATTTTGGAAGCTGAAGGACAGTCTGGATCTTCTGAATCTTTCAAAAAGTTTGTCAAGCTAGGATTTGCTTTAGAGAAGCTTGCTAAAGATGGAACATTAAAAGACAAACTCAAGATGGAAGATCTTGAAGAGGGTGAAGAGTATTCCATTGTTATAGATCCTATGACAGAGGATGGAGATCCTGTCCAGGAAGCAAGACAAGCTCTAAGAATTAAAAAACTTAACGAATCCGCTGGTTTTATTCTTGCTGATTTTGATTATAGTATTCCACTGGGAGAGGTTAAAGACACAGAAAGTTATTTAGATAAGGTTTCTGATTTTGCAAAGGACGTTGCAATTGCGGGTGCAGGATTTGCAGGACTTTATGCTGCTGCTTATATCGGAGGCGGAATTCTATCTACCTGGGTACTTGGTAAAACCGCAAGGGGAATTTATAAAACTTTTACAAGAGCTAAAAGAATCCACGGGGCAATCCAATCAGCAAGAGGTACAAGTGCCACTGTTAGAGGTGGATTCCAAGCAGCTAAGAATTTTGCAATGAAAGCTTTCGGAAAAAGGGCAGCTCAAGGAGCGGTAGCTAATGCAGCGAGGGTAACTTTGCCTTCTGGTGCTTTTGTGGAAGGTGGCCTTGCTTATTCAACACGAGCAACTGGACATGTACTTCTGAAAGGAGCAGCTTCACAATCTGTAAAAGCTGCAGCAGCTAGAGCAGTTGCACAGGGGGGAGCACGGGCAGCAGCGACAGTAGGAGCAAGAGGAGCAGCAGCTGCTGCAGGAGCAAGTGGATTACTTGCTGCGGAGGCATCCAATCCGATTGGGTGGATCATTGCAGTAGCATCTGTAGTTGGATCTGGAGTAAACCAGGTTTGGAATTGGCTCAGCGATAAACAAGCCCCTAGATACAGCGAAGTTGACAACTTTGCTTATGGTACATTCAGACCTAAGAATATCCCTATTGGAAAAGCGATCACTATCTGTTGGACAAGTGACGGCGGAGGAGGTGGTTGGGGCTTCGTTGTAGATCTTCTTACATTTAGTAAGGACGATACAAGAACTACTATGGAGCTAGTGAAAATTGGAGAAATGGAAGGAAGATCTATTTTCATGGTACTTCAGGTTAATTCAAAAATGTTTGAAAAAGCCATGGCCGATAACGACCTTATGCTCATTTCTTTTGATAATAACGATGTTTTTGAAAGAGGATACCTAGATAACGATGATCTGGAGTTCCAAACAATCCTAATCCCCGATATTGCTGATTTATCTATAGCAACCTCTTTTGTGGGTTACTCAACATGGGAAGAAATGGAAAAAGCATATAGCGATGCACCTTCTAACCCGGTTTTCGTACCAACAGAAGCTAAGAAGACTTACGAATTCCATTACGTTGATTCAGAGGGTAGGGATGTAAATGTAACTGGAACATTAGTAAACGAGAGTGAACTTGAAGGTAGCGTTTTACAAAACCTTGTTCCTGGCGAAGGTAATTCGGTTTCCGAATCTTTTGAGGGAACTAAAGAATTTGAGGATCTTCTGAATGAAAGCAGGGTTTTATCTTTCTCAGACTTTTCTTCAAGATCTCCGATTAGTATTAATGAGGAAGACGAGGAAATTCCTGATCCTGAGCAGAATGATGATCCTGAAGATAAAGAGACCTCTAGTTATGAGCAAGAGCTTGAGGATGTCATAGATTCTGGTGTTACCTTTTCTGAACCAGAGTATTCTAGAATTCCAATTATTGCTTATTCTGTTGACACTATAAGTTTTGTTGATCCTAATGAAGATGGATCTACTGCTAGTTTTACCTACTTCTTAGTTGGTGACCAAAGTATTAGCCCCAAACAAAATCAACCAATTTTGGTAGAATCCGCATCTGAGGATTTAATAGACGAACCTAGATACGGCTTAAAAACCTACGTTCCTCCTACTGAGGAGAGAGAGGTTGATATTGTTGAGGAGCCTGAAGAAGATGATGTTATCGATATTGAAGATGTCGATGGGGAAGAAACTAGGATCCAAGCTGACCGAGCCGATGTTCAAATAAAAAGCGGATCGAGATCACTTTCTATTAAAGATAGGGATATCGAAGGTGGCATCAGTATCTTGGATGAATTTGGAACTGAGGAACTTATAAGAAAGCTTAATATCGAGGACTGGGAGGAAATAACTAGCGTCAAAGTTAGAGAAGATAGTGAGGGTAACCCAATAAAGGTAGTACTTAAGAATAGGTTTGCAGAATCTGGCAATAGGAGAAGGACTCTAAGAAAAGGAGAGGAAGGGTTTGATGTTGCACTCAAGTTTGCTAATGATGTTGAGGATGGTATATCTTTCTCCGGATAAAAAAACGTCAATTTTTCTGAAAAAGAAAATCGATATATAAAGTTAAATAATAGTAAAGTCAAGAAATGAACGAGTCTTTATTGAATGAAAACCTCCTTTTTATTCTTGAAAAGCAAGACAATAGTCTTTCTGTTTCAAAGGATGGTGCTGAAAACGGCTACGTACTGAAAGGTATAGCAGCTCAATTTGGCAAGGAGAACAATAACAATAGAATATACGAGGAGGGAGAATATCTACCTCACCTTGAATATCTAAAGGATAAGATAGGACAAAAGAGATTGGTTGGTGAATTGGACCACCCAGAAAAATTCGATGTTTCGCTTAAGAACATTTCTCATGTTGTAGAGGATCTAGTTTATGATAAAGACGGAAGGGTATTAAACATTAAAGTTCGTTTGCTTGACACTCCAGCAGGACAGATCGCTAAAAAGCTTGTTGATGCTGGTATACCACTTTCTATTTCATCTAGAGCAGCTGGAAATGTTGGTCCGGATAAGAAAGTCCAGATCAAAAAAATCTTTACATACGACCTAGTAGCTGATCCTGGTTTTCAGGATGCTCAACTCGAGAGAGTTTATGAGAGTGCTGGTTTTGATGCTTTTGAATTCGAAGAAAGATCAAAAAAGTCTGTGGTAAACAACTTAGAGTGTGTAAACGAATCTCTAGGGTTAGAAAATGAATCTGGTGTAAAGATATATAAAGTTGAAAATAGCGAAGAATTCGAAAAAATCCTTAATCAAGACAAAAATAAATCCAACACTATGGAGGCCAACAAAGAATATGTTACTGCTGACGAGCTTAACAAGTATTCTATCTTTTTGAAAAATAAGATGGATGAGCTGGAAACGCAGATTTCTGAAATGAAACAACAAGAAGCTCAGGTATCTGAGAGTGAAACTGACAGTGTAGACTGTAAAGCTCTAGAGGAAAGAGTTGCTAAACTTGAAAAGTATTCAGAATATCTTGCTGAAAACCTAGAGAGTGCTATCAAGTACGGAGAGTACCTAGCAGAAAATCTAGACAGTAGCATCACTTATTCAAAATATTTAGCTGAAAATCTAGATAAGACTATTTCTTATTCTAAGTATTTGGCTGAAAATGTTGATAAGGGTATTTCATATTCAGAGTACGTGGCTGAAAATGTTGATAAGGCAATCGATTATTCCAAATATCTTGCTGAAAAGCTAGACGATGGAATTCAATACACAGAGTATGTTGCCGAGAATCTTGATAAGAACATCGCTTATTCGGAGTATCTAGCAGAGAATGTTGATAAGAACATTGCTTACTCTGAGTATTTGGCTGAGAATCTTGATAAAGGAATTTCTTATTCTGAATATCTTGCAGAAAACCTCGACAAAGGTATTGCTTATTCTGAGTATATCGCAGAAAAGCTCGATCAAGATATCAATTACACAGAGTACATCGCAGAAAACCTAAATAAAGGAATTGCTTACTCTGATTATTTAGCTGAAAAGCTAAATGGAAATATAGCTCAAACCGAAGCTATTCACGAAAGTGCTAAAGCGCAAGTTGCTCCTTCTCTAAATGAGAGTGCAAGAGAAAATGCTGAAAGTGCTTCACAAACTGAATTGGTCGAATCAGGGTTTGCTGGAGATTATGAAAATCTCGGAAGCAAAATTGATTCTCTAATTGAATCGGTCAAAACACAGAAGACTGAGGAAAACATAAACGAGGCTAATACGAAAGTACAGCCAACTGCTCAAACACAAAAAGCAGATGAGGCGATCAACGAAGCCGAAGAAACCGTGGTAGAATCATCAGGTCACAAATTTATTGATGAAATGCCAGAAGATTACGCTCCGATTTGGGAGTCACTAAATGAAAGTCAAAAGCAATCAATCATTGCTCAATCTGCTTTCTATAACTTAGAGACTCAATATCAGATCAAAAACTTCTGGTCAACTCGTCAGCTTGGTGCTAAGCCAGTAGGTTTACAGAAACTTCAAGAGAGCCAAGAAACACCAGAGCCTAAGACGGCTACAGCCCCTCAGGGGTATTCAAATGATTACCTTAATTGGGTCGCTAAGTCGCTCGAAGGTAAGTTTTAAAAATTCTAAAAAAAATTAGTAATATGAAACTAATCAACGAAGCAGAAATCTTCGAAACCTGGTCTCCTATCATCGAGCAGAAGGCTGGAATTCAAGATGCTGAAAAAAAAGGATGGTTGAGCAAGTACTGCCACTACCATTCATTAAACGAGTCTGCTGGAGCTTACCAGTCTCTAGCAACCGTAAACGGTATGGGTGCCGTACAACCACCCGCATACCCAGGTGGGTATAACTCAACTGGTGCAGCAGTAGGAACGCAAGCTAATTCAGCTTTCTATAATACTGCTAATCAAGGTTCAGGAGATAAGTTTCCTTCACTTCTTCCTTTGGCAATTCAGGTTGCTGCGAAGACTGTTGGATTCGACATCGTTCCTGTAATCCCTATGTCAGGTCCTACTGGCGTACTTTCTTACCTAGATTACGTATACTCAGGTGGTAAAATTTCTCCGGCTTCAGCTGGTTCAACTGCTGCAGATGCTCTTGCAACTGCTCCATCGATGATCAAGGTAGAGATCACTTCTTACGCTGCGGGATATCCTGCTAACTTTGCAGTAGGTACTACTTACTACATCACTAAAAACGGTTCAGCTAGTGCTTATATCACTACTGAGTTCGTTGGACTTTCGAGAATTGATGGTTATCCAATCTTCAGAATCACTGGTCTAACCGCAGGTGAGACTGTTTCTGACGTTCTTGATGGTGCTGCAGCTAACGTAGGTACTTCAATTAACGGTAACCAAGCTGGTACTACAACTGCAAGAGCAGAATTGGTTAAAGCTCTTGAGGATCACATCCAAGGATTCTCTGGCGCTGGTTTCAATAACACCGATGACTGGCAAGGACCATTCGTAGATGGTACTAAGACTTACAACCCAATGTTAAGAGGTGTAGGTGAAAGTAACTACTACCAATCAATGGGTCTTTCAACGTTCACTAAGTTCGTTGAAGCTGATACTTTCCAAGTAGCTGCTTCAGTAACTACTGAGCAAATCCAAGACTTGAACAAGCAATTTGGTATCGACGTTATCTCAATGATCGAAAATGCATTGGTTAACGAAGTATCTCAAGCTATTAACAAGCACATCCTTTCTAGAGCATTTGCTCTTGGATGGTCTAACCACGACGAATTCTTAACTACAGAAGGTCAGAACTTGAACCTAAACCTCGTTATCGGTGGTACTGCAGGTTCTTACACTATTCCTTCTTACGTAGGTAAGTCTGACTCGGGTATCACTATCGCTTCTGTTGCAGGTCCTGCATCAGGAACTTACGAGAACTTGTCAACTCTACAGAGAAGGCTATTCTCTAGAATTCTAGCAGCTGCTAACGTAGTAGCTAACAGAGGAAGAAGAGGTCCTGCTAACTTCATCGTTACTAACGCTAACGTTGCAAGTGCATTGCAAGACATCTCTCAGTTCACTTTTGCTCCTTTCTCTAACACTCTTACTCAAAACAACGGAACACTTTACCCAGTAGGTTCGCTTGCAGGTATGACCGTTTATGTTGATCAGAACATGAAGTTCGGTGATAACAGAGTACTAGTTGGAAGAAAAGGTGGTGACGACGAACCAGGACTTAAGTTCATGCCTTACATGATGGCTGAGTCTATCCAAACAATCTCTGAAGGTACTATGTCACCTAAGATTGCGGTTAAATCTCGTTACGCTCTAGTAGAAGCTGGTTTCCACCCAGAAACTATGTACTTCTGCTTCCACGTGAACGTTCCTACTGGAGGTCTATCCTAATCAGTAGTTAGTACACACTAATACTAAACCCCAGGTTTTTGCCTGGGGTTTTTTTTATTGTCAGGGGATATATAGTATAAATGTGGCCATTGTATAATGAGTAGAATTAAATCTCACAGTCAGTTTTTGCTTGAAAGAGACCTTTCTCAGGAGGTTGACCAGGTTATTCTTGCTGAAATGCTCCTCGAGTATTACAACATCAGTGAAGGCAAGGCTTTGGATACTTTGAAAAACAGTGTTTCAAAAGCTTTGTTAGGACCCTTTTCTAGATTGTCTGTTATTGACACCATAAGGAAGGGTAATTTAGATATACAAAAGGAAATCATAACTAAGGAATATGACTTAGAGGATGAGATACTTGACCTGGAAGGCAAGATAGGTGAA